TCGACGGCCACCCGGTGGTCCTGAGCGATGGCAGCGTGCTGCAGCAGGCCCCGAGCGGCCACACCCCCGGCACGATCTTCCCCAGGCAGCTGCCGCTGTCCTCGCTCAAGGCCAAGGCCAGCTTCGCGCACAACGCCGCGCCGAGCGGGCAGGGCCAGCTGACCTACGACCTGTGGCTGCAGTCGAACCCGAAGCAGGACAGCGGCTTTAGCAACGCCTCGATCACCCACGAGATCATGATCCCGCTGGCCAACTGGGGCGGCTACGGCGCGCATCCCAATGGCCGCAACCCGCGCTGGTACGACCACGACGCGGTGATCGGCGGGCGCCTGTGGCACGTCTACACCACCAAGGGCGCCGACGGCTGCCTGCGCTTTGACTTCGGGGGCCTCAACGGCAACTACGGCCGCACCGGCTGGAAGATGATCGCCTTCGTACCCGACCAGACGCCGCTCACCGGCGAGATCGACCTGGCCGCCCTGATCAACTACCTGACGACCCGGCGCGACGCCTGCGGCCAAAAGCTGGTCGAAGGCAACGAATACCTGGTGAGCTCCGAGCTGGGCGTCGAGCCGGTGGTCGGGGCCGGGGACATCACGGTGTTCGACCACAAGGTCTATGAGGGCGCGCTGAACCCCGCGCCGAGCCCTGTTCCCGCGCCCACACCGGCTCCAACGCCCACGCCCGCACCCACCCCCGCTCCGACCCCGTCGGCGAGCTGCAGCGCGCCCGAGTGGAACGGCACGACTCGCTACATGGCCGGCGACAAGGTGATGCGCCTGGGCAAGATGTACGTGGCCACGGCCCTGAGCAACAGCGTCTGGAACGTCAACAGCCCGCCCGAGTGGACACCCACCTACTGGACGCTCACGGACTGCACGCAGCCGGCCCCGGCGCCTGCACCCGAACCTGTGCCTGCGCCCACGCCGACCCCGACGCCGGCTTGCGTGGTTACCGACTGGGTCCGCTACCAGTTCTACCCCGCCGGCTCGATCGTGCGCTACCAGCGAAAGCTGTACCGGGCCAAGTACGCCAACCCCGGCTACGTGCCCACGATCAGCACCTACTACTGGGCGCCCCACCGCTGCTAAGGCGCGCTTGAGCACGAAGCACCTCGTCTCCCTCCATCCCAAGCAGATGGAGGTGTACCGCTCCAAGGCCCGCTTCCGGGTCGTGGTGGCGGGTCGCCGCTGGGGCAAGACCGCCCTGTCGCGGATCCTCATGATCACCCGGGCGCGCACGCCCAACAGGAAGATCTGGTACGTCGCGCCGACGTACAAGATGGCCAAGCAGATCATGTGGCGCGACCTGCTGGCGGCCATCCCGCGCCAGTGGATCGCCAAGGTCAACGAGACCAGCCTGGCCATCCGGCTGATCAACGGCACCTGGATCGAGCTCAAGGGCGCGGACAAGCCCGACTCGCTGCGCGGCGTGGGCGTGCACTTCCTGGTCCTGGACGAGTTCCAGGACATGCACGACGAGGTGTGGAAAGAGGTGCTGCGCCCGACGCTGGCCGACACCGGCGGGGACGCCATCTTCATCGGCACCCCCAAGGCGTACAACTACCTCTACGAGCTCTACAAGCGCGGCCAGGATCCGGACTTCACCGACTGGGAGTCGTGGCAGTTCCCGACCATCACCAGCCCGTTCATCCCGCTGTCGGAGATCGCCGCGGCGCGCAACGACATGGACCCCAAGTCGTTCGCCCAGGAGTTCGAGGCGAGCTTCGAGACCATGAGCGGGCGGGTCTACTACCCGTTCGACCGGCGTCGTCACGTGCAGCCGGCGCCTTTTGACGAGGCGCTGCCGCTGTGGGTCGGCATGGACTTCAACATCGACCCGATGTCCGCGGTGCTGTTCCAGTACCGCCCGGATGGCGAGCTGTGGGCCGTCGACGAGATCGTGCTGTTCGGCTCGAACGTGCAGGAGATGTGCGAAGAGCTTGAGCGCCGCTACTGGCGCCACCAAAAGCGCATCGTGATCTACCCCGACCCGGCCGGGGGCCAGCGCCAGCACGCCCGCGGCGAGAGCTCGCTGGACATCCTGCGCCAGCACCAGTTCCGCAACCTGAAGTACCGGCGCAAGCACCCCGCGGTGGACGACCGCGTCAACGCCGTCAACCGCATGCTGATGGCCGCCGACGGCACCGTGCGCATGCGCATCGACCCGCGCTGCAAGCGGCTGATCCAGTCGCTCGAGCAGACGATCTACGAGCCAGGCTCGCGCGAGGTGGACAAGACGGGCGGCACCGAACACAGCGCCGACGCCGCCGGCTACTGCATCGAGCTGGAGTTCCCGGTGCGCACCGTGCAGATCGGCGGGCTTTCGCGCTGACCTTCAAATCAGTCACAAGTGACTTATACTTCGAGGCTATCCATGAGCACCCAGAAGAGCCCCCGCGCGCCCAAGATCGGCCGCCCCGAAACCATTGACCCGGTCAAGGCCAGTGGCCAGGTCGCGGCCGTGCCGCAGACCGACGAGCAAAAGCGCCTGCGTGCGCTGATCGAGCGGCGCCATCCGAAGTACGAGGACACGGTGGACCACTGGGACTTCCTGGAAGCCACCTATGAGGGCGGGCGCGAGTGGTTCGCCGAGAACATCTTCAAGTACATCAAGGAAGGCGACAAGGAGTTCCAGGATCGCCTGGCGCGCTGCTACCGGTTCAACCACACCCGCGAGGTGGTCGACCTGGTCAACAAGTACCTGTTCAAGCAGAACGTCGCGCGCTCGAAGGATGCCCCCGAAAGCGTCAAGCGCTTCTGGGAGCGCGCCACCCGGGGCGGTCTGGGCATCCGGGACTTCGCCCGTCAGGCGGACAAGAAAGCATCGACCCTGGGGCGCATCGGCGTGGTGGTGGACAACCCCTCGACGGGCGACAAGCCAGTCTCGCGCGCCGAGGCCAAGAAGGCCCAACTGCGCACCTACGCCTACCTGGTCGGCCCGAAACAGCTGCTGGACTATGCCTTCGACGACGAGGGCAAGCTGCTGTGGGTGCTGATCGAGGAGTGCTACCGCGACGCCAAGGATCCGTTCACCTCGGACGGCGAGGAGCGTCCGCGCTGGCGCCTGTGGGACCGCGATGAGTGGACGCTCTACGAAGAGCGCACCATGGGGCGCGTGAAGAAGATCGTGCGCGTCGACGGTGGCACGCACGGCCTGGGCGAGGTGCCGGTGATCCTGCACGACAACGTGCTGGGCGACGAGCAGTACGTGCCGCCTTCGCTGATCGACGATGTGGCCTACCTGGACCGGGCGGTGGCCAACTACCTCTCGAACCTGGACGCGATCATCCAGGACCAGACCTTCAGCCAGCTCACGATGCCCGCGCAGAACCTGATGCCTGGCGAGGACAACTACAACAAGATGCTGGAGATGGGCACCAAGCGGGTGTTCCTCTACGACGGCGGTGTCACCGGGGCGAGCCCCCAGTACATCAGCCCGGACCCCAAGCAGGCCCAGATGATCCTGGCGGTGATCCACAAGATCATCAACGAGATCTACCACACGGTGGGCCTGGCTGGCGAGCGCACCAAGGAGGACAACGCCCTGGGCATCGACAACTCCTCGGGCGTGGCCAAGGCGTACGACTTCGAGCGGGTCAATGCGCTGCTGGCCTCCAAGGCCGATGCGCTCGAGGTGTTGGAAAACAAGATCGTGCGCCTGGTGGGTCTGTGGAACGGCGAGACGGTGGACGAGGACCTGGTGTCCTACCCCGACAACTTCGACGTTCGCTCGCTCTACGACGAATTCGACATGGCCGCGCGCCTGGCGCTGGTCGAGGCTCCCCAGGCGGTGCGCCAGGAGCAGATGAAGGCCCTGATCGACAAGCTGTTCCCGCAGATTGCCAAGGACCTCAAGGACAGGATGCTGGCGGACCTGAAGGACTGGCCGATCGATCCGATCGAGCAGATCGTGGCCGAGACCGAGGCCAAGGCGCTGCATGCCACCGCGCCGCCCAACGTGGCCAAGGCCGGTGGTGCCCCGCAGCAAGGCGGCAAGAAGCCCACCCAGGGCGCCAAGCAAAAGGCCAAGCCGGCCAAGAAGTGATCCCTGAACGCCGGCCAAGGGAGAGACGTGGCTGGCACAACCTCAATGACCTAGAGAACGGTCGAAAGGAAATCTCATGCCTTTGTGGAAACAACGACTGCTGGCACGCTACATGGCCCCCGCGGGCGACGACGGCGCCGACGGTGGTGGCGGTGGTGGTGGATCCGGCGACGACGGTGGATCCGGTGACGATGGCCAGGGTGGCTCGGGCGACGACGGCGGCGGTGACGACTCGGGCTCCGGCGATGACGGCCAGGGCGGCGGTGACGACTCGGGCGACAAGTCCAAGGGCGGCAAGGCGGGCAAGGGCGGCAACAAGCCCACCGATGCCGAGGCCAAGCTGCTCAAGGAGAACATGCAAAAGAAGGCCGACCTGAAGAAGGCCAACGACGCACTGGCCGCAGCCCAGGCGCGTCTGAAGGAGTTCGACGGCCTGGACGCCGCGGAGCTCAAGAAGCTGGTGGCCGACAAGAAGGCGGCCGAGGAAAACGCGCTGGCCGCCAAGGGCGAGTGGGACAAGCTCAAGGCCCGCATGGCCGAGGACCACAGCAACGTCATCAAGTCCAAGGACACCGAGATCGGCACGCTGCGCGAAGTCAACGCCAAGCTGGCCAGCCAGATCGAGGAGCTGACCATCGGCGCCTCGTTCGCCGGCTCGAAGTTCATCTCCGACGAGACCGTGCTCACGCCGGCCAAGGCGCGCAAGGTCTACGGCGACCACTTCGATGTGGTGGAGGGCCAGGTGGTGGCGTTCGACAAGCCGCGTGGCGCCCAGGGCCGCACGCCCATCGTCGATCAGTACGGCAACAACGTCGCCTTCGAAGCGGCCATGGCCAAGCTGGTCGAGATGGATCCGGACAAGGACCACGTGCTCAAGGCCAACGTGCGCAACGGCGCGGGTTCGGGCTCGGGCCACAAGCCGGCACCGCGCAAGGCCGAGCAGCCTGTCACCGGCATGGACAAGATCGCCGCGGGCATCGGCTCGCTGTTCGGGCCGAGCAAGTAATTAGGCTCCCTAAATAAGTCACCGATGACTTGACAAAAGCTCAGCAGTGAGCTACAGTCACGGCTCATCGGTGACTAGAGCGACTTAGGACCGAAAGACCGAACCGTTTTTCATCCAAGGAAGCTCAAATGCCTTTGCTGCGTACCGAAGCAGAGAAGCTGTCGAATAACCAGCTGCTCTCCGGCGTCATCACCGAGATCATCGACCGCGACGACATGTTCGCGCTCCTGCCGTTCGTCAAGAGCGACACCAAGGCGTACATGTACAACCGCGAGAACACGCTGGCGTCGGCCGACTGGCTCGACCCCAACGACACCATCTCCGAAGGCGCTTCGACCTTCACCGAGGTGGTCGCCAAGCTGCGCATCCTGGCTGGTGACGTGGACGTGGACAAGTTCCTGTCCGGCACCATGGGTGACACCAACAACCAGCTGGCCGTGCAAATCGCCCAGAAGGCCAAGGGTATCGCCCGCCAGTTCCACCAGGCCCTGGCCACCGGCGACTCCAGCTCCAACGCCAAGCAGTTCGACGGCATCGCCAAGATCGCCGCCTCGCTGGGCGCCACGCAGAAGGTCTCGGCCGGCACCAACGGCAACGCCCTGACGCTGACCATGCTCGACGAGCTGTGCGACGCGGTGCCCAACGGCGCCGACGTGCTGGTGATGCGTCGCGGCACGATCCGCGCCTTCCGTGCCCTGCTGCGCGCCACCTACGGCACCGACGCCGTGATGCAGCAGCTGGAGAACTTCGGGCGCCCCATGCTCACGCACAACGGCATCCCGATCATCATGAACGAGTTCCTGGCCGGCGACGAGACCAAGGGCTCGACCTCCAACACCTGCTCGGTCTATGCCCTGCGCATGAACGAAGCAGATGGCCTGTTCGGCCTGTACGGTGGCGAGTCCGCCGGCCTGGTGGTCGAGAACATCGGCACGGTGCAGAACAAGGACGCGGTGCGCATCCGTCTGAAGTGGTACTGCGGCCTGGCGCTGAAGTCCACCCGCAGCATGGCGCAGCTGTCCGGCGTGACCAACATTTAAGGCACTCGCGCATAAGTCATTCGTGACTTAAAATAGAAGGGCGGTCCACACGGGCCGCCCTTTTGCACTTTCTGGAGAACACCAATGCGAATTCGCCTGCTCCAAGCTGGCTTCACCACCTTCACCGGCGAGCTCGGCCACATCGACTTCGTGGACGGCGCTTCGGTGTCGAGCAACCCGCCCGCTGACTTCGTGCGCGCCCTGGCCACGGTCATGGAAGTCGGCACCATCACCACCGAAGCCGACCCGGACGCCACCCCCGATCCGATCGACGAAGTGGTCGAGGTCTACGACGCCACCAGCCGCACCCAGCCGCTGTAAGCCATGTCCAAGATCCGACTGACCCAGCCCGGGTTCGAGCACTACACGGGCCAGATGGGCGTGCTAGTGTTCGAAGATGGCCTGTCCACCTCGGACGTCTCCGAGAACGACGCGCGGCGCATGGGCGCGGTGATGCGCTGCGAGTGGGAGAACACGGGCGCCGACCCGGGCAACGCCCAGCGCCTGCTGGACAACCTGAACACACCGGCTCCGGTGTTCGTCGCGGACGGGCAGGGCACCGACCACGACAGCGAAGCCGCGCTGACTGCCAGCAAAGTGCAGGAGGTCGAGCGCATCGAGGACATCCCCAAGACCTCCGAGACCAAGTGGAGTCAGGAGCAGCTCGAGGCCATCGCGGACAAGGACGGGATCAAGGGCCTGCGCGCGATCGCCGAGCCGCTGGGCATCAAGGGCACCTCGATCCGCGAGCTGATCCGCGAGATCCTCGCCGGCCACCAGTTGCCACGGGGGTAAGCCGTGCAGACCTTCCGCAACGCAAGCGACGTGCGCCTGGTGGTGCCGCTGCTGGACGCCGATGGCAACGAGCTGTCGGTGACCTCGATCTCGTACCGCGTCACCGACCACGCCGGCGTCCAGGTGATCGCCCTGACACCCCTGGCCGACTTCGTGTCGCTGTCGCCCGAGGCGGTGATCTCGATCCCGGCGGCGAGCAACACCCTGACCGACGGTCAGGTGCGCGACTTGCGTGCGGTCGAGCTGCACTGCGTCAACGAAGGCAACACGATCGTCCTGCAGACCAGCTACTCCATCGAGCTGGCCGAAGTGCTCACTGCCGGCTTGAACTCGTTTCAGAGCCTGGTGCAGGCCGAATTCAACGCGACCCAGGTCGCCAGCATCCCCGGGTGGGACGCCGCCACCCGCCAGCAGCGCGTCAACGCCCTCATCGAGGCGCGCCTTCGCATCTGCCGGCTGTCCTTCATGCCGCTCACGGGCAACCGCCTGTGGGGCCAGGACAGCCTGAACTTCGTGCCCGAAGGCAGCTATCCGACCAACTACGTCGGAGGCGGCATGGTGTTCGGCGGCGACCTGTCCGAGGTGCCGCCCGCGCAGTTCGATCGCCTGCCCGAGGCGCTGCGCGCGGCCCTGAACATCGCCCAGATCGTCGAAGCCAACGCCATCCTGGGCGGCGAGCCGCTCGAGGAAAAGCGCCAGGGCGGGGTGATGCTCGACACCGTGGGGGAGTCCAAGATGATGTTTCGCGACGAGCGCCCGCTGCAGCTGCCGGTGTGCCGGCGCGCCCTGGGCTACCTGTCCAAGTACATCACCTTCGCCAA